AATGATTTTAGCCCCCCCGTATTTTAGTTAAGAGAAAAATCAAAAAAACCAAAACACACTGTTGACAGATAAGCGGCCACTGGCCTAGTTGTTTACACGTTAGGGAAATAAGAATTAACAATAGTAAATTAAAAAAGGATTGGTGAATCTCATGGCTAAAAAGTCACGTTCAAAAGTATCTAAAAAATCAAAAACAAAATCCAAATCAAAAAAGCCGGCGGCTAAAAAAGCCGCAACCAAAACGGCCAAAACAAAAACACTAACGGTCGCTCAAGAATTACAGGCGTTAAATGCTAAATATCACAAAATTGCTGAATTGCTTTTGGCGGTCGGTAAAAGTGTGCGCTTTTTGTTAGACAAACATGGCATCGCCCCACCACTTATAGAAACCAAGAATGAGCAGAGCACGGGCAATCAAGCTGACTTGTTTGATCCACCTGCCCCAGATATGAGTGACGGCAACGGCGGCACTGATGCCCACGTGACAATCACTCAAGATGAGATCACGACTGCCTTGCAAGAGGTGGCTGCCAAATTCGGATTGCCAAAAGTAAAAGAGTTGCTAGGCAAGTACAACGCAGAAAATGTATCAGCTCTCAAGCAATCTGATTACGTTCAATTTTACACTGATTGTAACGCTGCCAAATAGAGCGAATCGCAAATGAGTCAAAACAAAAGTAAGCGATACGGTGCCACGGCTAAAATTGCTCATGGTGAAAAGGGAAAAGATTGGGGCTTTTGCATCGAATGCGGTGATGAGCTTTTTGATTTCTCTTACGCTACTAAGTTTTGTTACCAGTGCCGATCCAACCCCTCCCACAAATCAGCTCATAGAATCGTTTATGAGCTGAGGGAGGAGGTTGGGTTGCAAAAGTGTGAAAAATTAAACGACGATTCAAAAGTGAGGACTGATTGGAATGGAAACAGAATCGCAGCCGGGTGAAATTTTAGAGCGCACTAAAAAATCCATTCAGTCTGATTTCAGATGTTATTTGAAATCAACTGTTGGCACTGAGCGTGGGGCGACTGAGGAGCAAAAGCAATTGATTAATTTTTTTGTTGAAAAAGGATTTTTGTATGAGTGCTGATAGACCCGTCCACTCACCCATCGGCGCATCCTCACGTTACCGCTTTTCCAAATGCCCCGGCTCAGTCGCACTCTCAAAAGGAATGCCAAACACCTCTGGGATTGCAGCCCAAGAGGGCACCGCCGCTCATGAGCTTATAAGTTTGGCCATGCAACGGGCGTTTTCCAAGAATATAAAAACGATTGATGTATTAAACGATATTGTCAAGGCAGTCGATGTTTACGCGGATTATGTGGAGGGGATTAAACAGGGCCATGCCATCCACATTGAGCACTCATTTGATATGGGGGCAATCTTTGAGGACTTATACGGCACGGCGGATTGCGTGGTTTACAACCAAAAATCCTCCACTTTGCACGTGATTGATTACAAGCATGGTGAAAATTTGGTTGTTGAGGTGGAGGGCAATGGCCAATTGGAATACTACGCCCTAGGCGCACTCACCACGTTGGGCTACCCGTGCCGCTGGGTACACATGACAATCGTGCAGCCGCGCGCCTATCACCCGGATGGCCCTATCAGGCATTGGAAAGTGCCCGCCCTTCATTTCATTGATGTGGAAAACAAGATTGTGGCAGAGGCAAAAGAAACATTGGAAAAAGACGCGCTATTACTGGCCGGCTCCCATTGTATGTTTTGCCCTGCCAAAACCGTTTGCCCTCAAAAGGCCAAAGCAAACGTTACCGGCGCAAAATCGGATTTCAAATTTTACAAAGATCCAAAGGAGGATTTTGCGCCGATATGAGTAAGAAAAAATGCCCGCGCGATGGTACTAAAGAAGAGCACTCACCATTCAGCACATGTAGTAAGTGTTGGGGTGTAAATTCAGAAATAATAAAACCTAAGTATTTTCTTTTAACGTTTCATGTTTTTGTCAAAGGCAGAGCTGGGTATGCCAATATGTTGGATAAAGTATCACCCGGTAAAGAATGTAAAATTGGTAAAGTGGCAGCCGGTTTGTGCCAGTCTGTTGGGGGTGAGGCAGCAACTTTCATTAATATGATAGAAGTATCAGAGGTGCAAGCGCGTGATTGGGCCAAATATTTGGGATTTGATTTTGATAAATTGGGTAAGCCGGGGTGATTGATAAATTAATGGACAGATTTACCAATTGGTTTTTCCACAAATTCAATTACTACATGCTTTGCAAGTGGCAAAAGACCCATCCGGTGCCTGATAAAAAACAATTTCTAGCGTGGATGACTGACAAAACGAAAATCAAGTGCGCCACGTGCGGGGAGAAATACGGTTATGATCCAAATTAGCTTAAAGATTTTGTGGGATATAATCGTTTTTATATTTTTTTACGGCATGTACCATTGGAAAATCCAAAGTAAAAATCAAAATAGGCATTGGTGGGATTGGTTTGAAATCCTCTGGATAGTTGCCACCACATTGGTTTTTGTAACGTTTATCTCTGATGTAATTGGCATGGTGAGATTCTTAAATTCATGAAAAATTTTATTGTACTTTGTTGGCATTCCCTCTTACGTTCAAAAACGAAACGTCTTATTGCAGGTTTGACTTTTCGGATTTTTGAATGTGAATCAGGGGAGGTCACCAATCGCCTCTGGCTAAATTCAAAACGGCTGGCCCCCGTCATAGGGCTTATTTAACAAACAAATCAAAAAGGATTGGTAAAAATCATGGCAAAAAAAGCAAAAAAGAAAACACCAAAAAAAGTAGAAAAAAATCTGTTGGCCGGGCGGCTTTTGGAAAACCTGTTAGTCACAACTGATGACTGGTTTGCATCCCCGACCGGGCAAGAATACAAACACATTTATGGTGATGCCTATTTGAAACGGGTTGAGGATGTAATTGGTTTTGCACCTCCCCAATCGACAAATTGGGTATTGGATTTTGGGGATATGATTATCTTTGGCTGCCGTATTCATTACATTGCTGTTTGCAAAGACGGTTTGAAAAACGTACCGCCTGACACACGTATTTACAAAGCTCAAATGATTGACACAATTTTGTAGTAAAACCGCTCACACTTAAAAAGTGAAAAAGGAGAAACTTATGAGCAAAACAGATAGTAAAACCAAAGTAAACACACCTGAATTTCGGGTTGCATTCCCATCGGTATTCCAAGCTAGACGCAATGACTTAAGTGGCAAGGATGAGTATTCCGTTGTGGCTTTGTTTCCACCGGGGGCCGATTTGTCAAAATTAAAGGCAGCGGCGTTAGTGGCCCTACATCAAGAGTTCGGGCCGGATAAAGCCAAATGGCCCAAAAAGCTCAAGACCCCTTTCAAAGATCAGGGTGATAGGGAAAAATTGGATGAGGAAACCGGCAAAATGGTTTTGCCTCAAGGCTATGTTAAGGGTGCAATTTATATCAATTTGAAATCCACTCAAAAGCCGGGCGTTGTTGATTCGGCAGTTGAGGAAATCATTGATACCTCTGATTTTTATGGGGGTTGTTGGGCGCGCGCCTCAGTCAATGCGTTTGGCTACAACAAAAAAGGCAACCGTGGGGTTTCATTCGGACTGATCAATTTGCAAAAGATCAGAGACGGGGATGCGTTTGGTAATCGTACCAAAGCGACTGATGATTTCAGTGCAGTCTCTACTCCTGCGGGTGAAAACTCTCAGAGTTCGGCAGACTTGTTTAGTTAAACCAAACCATAACCAAAAAGGAAAAATGTAAAATGGATGACAGAGTAAAACTAGGTGATAAAATACAATGTAAATATACCGGATTAGTTGGGGTTGCGACCGGACGGTGCGAATACCCTACTCATTTTGAGGTTTGCTTGCAACCGCCTATTGATAAAGACGGTAAGTGGGTTGCTGCGCGGTGGATGGCTGAGAGCCGCGTAACGATTTTGCCAACTTAAAAAAGTGTCCCACAACAGCCCTCTCATTCTAAAAAACATGCCTACTTTTGTTATTGTGGGGAGTTATGACCTTGCAAATAAGTTAGTATGAGAGGGTTTAGAGCCGTGCAACTTCTATAATTTAACCGCTGGGAGTTGTGCGGCTCTTTTAATATGAAAAACCCAATCCTCCACATTGACTTTGAAACGCGCTCTGCATGTGACCTAAAAAAAGCGGGGGCTCACGTCTATGCATCCCACCCCACAACGGACGCTCTGTGCATGGCTTACGCCTTGGATAATGGCCCCGTAAAAATTTGGATCTTGGGGGAGCCGCTGCCCGATCTGATTTGGAAATGCATGGCTAATCAGTCGGTTACTTTCACCGCTCAAAATGCTCAATTTGAATTTCTAATATGGAATTACGTTTGCACCCAAAAATATAAATGGCCCAACCTCCCAATCAGGCGTATGGATTGCACCATGATTCGGGCCTACAATATGGGATTGCCCGGCTCACTTGAAATGGCGGCCAAAGCCGTGGGCATGAAGTTTTCAAAGGATGCAAAGGGCCACCGGATTATGTTGCAGCTTTGTAAGCCGCGCAAAATGAGTGATGATGGCAAACAGATTCAATGGTGGGAGCAAAGTGATAGTACTGAAAAACTTAATATCAAAGAGAAATATGAGGCACTGTACCGATACTGCAAACAAGATATTGTGGTGGAGCGTGAGCTAGATAAACGCCTCTTGCCCCTTTCACATTATGAAAAGAATTTGTGGATCTTAGATCAAAAAATCAATCACCGGGGTGTGTACCTCAATGAAAAGGCTGCCCGAAAAGCCATTATAATAGTCAAGGCAGAGCAAACCAAATTCAACAACTCTATTTCGGAGTTAACAGAGGGTGAAGTGGGCACGTGCAACTCTCATGTGGCCTTAAGAAAATGGATTAATAAAAAGGGCATCAAATGCCTAGGCGTGGGTAAGGCTGAGGTTTTGGATTTAATGGAGGGGGACTTGCCTGAGATTGTGCGCAATGCCCTTTTGTTACGGCAAGGGGCAAGCCGATCATCCACGGCCAAACTCAAGGCAATGATCACCTCTAAATCAAATGACAATAGAGTGAGGGGATGCCTCCAATACTACGGTGCCGCCTCAACCGGACGGTGGGCGGGCCGGCGCATTCAATTACAAAACATGAAACGGCCCGATATCACTCAAGAGGAAATTGAGCTGATCATGAAAAAACTATCACGTGCCCCGGCTGATGAGGCGCGTGAATGGCTCAACATTTTCCACAGCTCAGCCATCCAACCCATTGCCGATTGCGTGCGCGCGATGCTGCAAGCTGCGCCCGGTAAGAAACTCATAGCCGGGGATTGGAGTGCAATAGAGGGCAGAATACTTGCGTGGCTTGCCGGTGAGGAGCGCACCTTAAGCATTTACCGGGGCCATGGCCGGATTTATGAGCATAGAGCCACCCAGATTTTTCAGGGCACAATGATTACTAACGTGACAAAAGATCAAAGACTAATCGGCAAGGTAGCAGAATTAGCTTTGGGGTATCAGGGCGGCAAGCGCGCGTTTCAATCAATGGCCAAAGTTTATTTCATTAAAGTACCGGATGAGCGCGCTGAGGCGATTAAATTATTATGGCGGCAAGCCAATCCCCACATAGTTTCATATTGGTACAATTTAGAGCGCGCGGCAATCGCAGCCGCTCAAAATCCGGGTAAGCGGTTTGCATGTGGGCCAAAGGGTAGGCATGTCATCTTTTTAAAAAATGGATCATTCTTGTTTTGTCGGTTACCGTCCGGGCGCGCCATGTGCTACCCCTACCCAAAAATGCGTTTAGTTAAAACACCTTGGGGTGAAATGAAAAACGCACTTACTTACAAGGGTACTTTGTACGGCAAATTTATTACAAGGGTTGCATATGGCGGGCTCTTAGCTGAGAATATTACCCAAGCAACCGCGCGTGACCTGTTGGCTGATGGCTTGTTTCGGGTTGAGGCGGCAGGCTACCCCATTGTGATGCACGTGCATGATGAGATTGTAACTGAGTTAAAAACTAATTTGGGATCGGTGGATGAGTTGGTTGACCTAATGTGTACATTGCCCGATTGGGCCAAAGACTTACCCATTAAAGCTGAGGCGTGGGTTGGCGAAAGGTATCGTAAGTAATGATCGAAAAACTTTATCATGTGTGGATGGAGCCAATTGAAAAATTTTTTAGAAGAATAGATGATCTTGGGGGATGGCCATTGGGTAAAACTTATGTGGTGATGCACCACAGCCTTATGAAAAATCGTCAATGTAAATTCATGAATGCAAAGATGAGTACTGAGTGGTGGACTACGATTTGCCATGCAGATCGGTATTATGAATGGAAATTATCACCTCTTGGCTTGGATAAAATTAGGCAAGATGGCACAAAAGGATTGAAAAAGCGTATTCGCAAGGTGATGAATGAGCTTTTATAAATCGGGGGAAAACTTATGAATCAAATAATTTTAATTTTAATGGGGTTGGCCGCAATAGTTATCATTTTATGTACAATTAGAATTTGTTTTCAAAAAATATCTATACATGAAAAGGTTGGGTTAATGTTTTGGCATGGTTATTTCGCCATTGTAAATAGCATGGCGTGTTTGGCTATTGTAATATTATCAATTATCAAAGGCGTGCATTGCCTAATTATCCATTGAGAGAAATATGAGTTTTTACCAATCGGCCAAAGAGTTAGCCGCAAAAGGCTTTTATGTTTTTCCTCTATTGGAAAACGGTAAGACGCCCGCCGTTTCGGATTTCACTCACGCTGCCACTAATGACCCAAACGATTTGAAAAAGTTTTGGTATGATCCGGTTTTAGAATTGGAGCATCACTACAATATTGGGATTGCCACAAATACTCTTTTGGTTGTAGACGTGGATAACAAGGGTAAGAAAACCGGCTCTGATTCGATATTGAAATTGGAACTTGAGGGTAAAACGTTTTCTAAAACCCTCACTCAAAAAACGCCTCATGGGTTTCACCACATTTACAAAATTAAAAAGCCAATCCCCCAAGGCGCAAACGTGCTGGGTCCGGGTCTGGATATCCGCGCGCGTGGCGGCTACATCGTGGGCGCGGGCTCCATTGTAGACGGTAAAACTTATAAAATTAATACCGTGGGTATTGCTGATGCGCCTGAGTGGATTGTAAAAAAGTGCAATGAAAAGCGTGTCACAAAAAAGGCAGCTAAAAAATCCGGTAAAAAAATCTCGCAAAAAGGCGCAATGATCCGCGCAAAAGAATATCTTTTGCAGCAAGCCCCCGTGGCTATTGAGGGAGCCGGCGGGGACCAAACAACTTTCACCGTGGCCGTGCGATTAAAAGATTTCGGACTGAGCGCATCCAATTGCTTTGAGGTGATGCAAGATAACTGGAATGAAAATTGCCAACCGCCTTGGGCACCCGATGATTTGAAACAAAAAATTGAGAACGCATATGCCTATGGCCAAAATGCGCCGGGGGCTGATGCACCTGAAAACGATTTTGAGGTGATTGAGGGGAGCGGTAAGAGCGGTGAGGGTGGCACAAGTGAAACAGGTTGTGAGGATGAGGATGATATTACTGATCCGATTGAGGAGCTAAATAAAGAGTTTGCCTTTATTGTCATTGGCGGCAAGTCCACCATTTTGAAACAAACTCGAAATGAAGTTTCATATCTAACCGTGAGCGCGTTTCATGACTTGATAAAAGCATCCACGATTCAAACCGGCAATGGCCGGCGCAAACAGTTAAGTGAATTGTGGATGGCCTCCCATAAACGCGCCACCTACGAGTCAATTGAAATGCTACCATGCAGAGAAACTGCAAAAGGCGTTTACAATTTGTGGCGTGGGTTTACGTGTGAGCCGCTTAAATCCCAGCAAGACGCAACCCCCGATCAAATCCGGGGGGTTGAGTTGTTTAAGGAGCACGCGCTTAAAAACGTTTGCTTGGATAACGCGGATTTATTCCGTTGGCTCATGGGATATTTTGCGCACTTGGTACAAAAGCCATGGCAAAAACCACTAACCGCGTTGGTATTCAAAGGTAAAAAGGGAGTAGGAAAAAATGCGCTTATCGACCGTATTGGCAATTTGTTTGGCACTCATTATTTGCTCACTTCTAATCGTCGATATATTACTTCTAATTTTAACAAGCATCTAGGCAATTTGATTTTGTTTGTTTTGGATGAGGCTTTTTGGAGTGGCGACAAACAGGCTGAGGGAATATTAAAAGACTTAATCACGGGTGGCTCCCATCTCATTGAGCAAAAAGGGCGTGAAATGTACCGGTCGCGCAACTTACTGCGAGTGTGCATCATCGGCAATGAGGAGTGGGTTATCCCTGCCTCTGAGGATGAGCGGCGGTTTGCAGTATTTAATGTGGGGGACGCGCGGGCGCAAGATAAAGAATTTTTTCATACCATGCGCGTGCTTATAGATAAAAAAGGTGGCAACCGTTTGCTGTTGCGTGAGCTAATGGACTTTGATTTGAAAAGCGTGGATGTAAACGCAGCCCCTCAAACAATCGGGCTACTCCACCAAAAAATTGCATCCTTAAATCCCATTCACTCATGGTGGCTTGGTTGCTTAAAAGAGGGCGTGATTTTGCACTTTGATTTTGGTGATAATGAATGGCCTAAAACGATTGGTAAAGAGCAATTGCGAAACGCCTTTTTATCTTACGCCAAAGCGCGTGGCATTCGCTCATGGCTGCCCGATGCCTCCACCTTTTCACGTGTTTTTACTCAACCCCTGCCCCATATTAAGAGTCAAAGGGTGGGGGAGCAACGCTCACGCCAACGGGTTTACCTATTGCCGGGTTTGGATGCCTCACGCGCCCACTTTGATCACTTTATTGGCCATGAATTAGAGTGGGAGGATGGCTTGCCCTCAAATGTGATTGACGCAGTTGATCTTTTTAGCTGATTATGTTTTGAGAGTTGACCCTTGTATGGGTTGGGGTTTAAGCTTTGGCCTTATTGCAATAACGCAAATCTATAGATTGGAGCAATTCGAATGAGTAATAAAAAAGAAACAACCGTCAAAGCGGCTGATCAAAAAGCGGCATTGGTAAAAGCCAAAGCTGATCTTGAGGAGTTGATTTTGGCTGAGGCGATGGCCTTGACTGATGGCAAGCAACATTCTGTCCAGCAGATGATGGCCTATTGCCGGCAGCTCAAAAAGCATAAGAAGTAGTTTTCTTATTTGGTTGAAAGGCGTGTGGCCCCTTTCCTCATGCGCCTTTCAATTAAGTATTAACCGCCCACCCTTGGTACTCAAAGGGTGGGCAAACTTTTTCATGTATATTTTTTAACCCACTCCACATATGCCTTATCCATGGCTCTTTTAATAAACTCCTTCATAAAAGTTTCCTTGCTAAAATTTGTGTTACGTTTGTCCCAATTTTGCATAATTTCAACATTAGAATAGTATTTAATGCGGTTAATAGACGTTCTAACAATCAAATCAGAATAAAATATTGAAATAACTTTTATTTTAAGGCCATTAACTGCGAAAGTTTTTTGCCTAGTCATGCTCATCTTAATTGAGTTTTTCATGATTTCCTTTTTATTCATAAAATTAAAACCACTCTGATGCCCCACGCGGTAAGCGGGCACCAGAGTGGCAGACTACGCTAGGTAACGGAAATTATCTGAGCGCAATCAAACTTTTATCTCATTTTTTTTAACATACTCTTTAGCTTGTTTTCTTTTATTAAACCGACGAAGCCATTTGCCATCTTTATAGACATGCCACGTGATGTGTTTTGTTTTTAATTTACGACCGATTAAATTGACTTGTGTTGTTTCATTCCTTCTAATTTCAAAAGGAAGTGACATTAGTCGATTTGAATCTAGTCGTCTTGAGTATTGTCGCCTATTAAAATCATGAAGAGCGAATTTAGCAGATTCAAAATAGTTACCACTAAAACAGGATTTGTTTTTACTGTCATAGATCCATGTTACCCACGGCTCTACAATTTGGTCACGCTCAATCAACACCACATATAAATGGGTATCGCCCGGATGCGCTGAGAAGGGTTTTATCGCCTTTACTATTCCACCATTTAGCTTTTGATTTATTTTCATTTTCCGTTACCTCTTTTTTGCCCCGCCGGTTTTTAGATAGATAGGAGCCGGCGGGGCTCGTTTGAAAATTTTTAAGCGGCTTTTTTGATTGTGTATTTCACTCTTTTTGAGAGTTTGCGGGCAAAAGCTTTGGCCTCTTTTTCAGTTTCAAAATCATAGGTATCTTGCTGAAACATTATGTACACGATGACTTGATATGCTTTTTTGTTTTTCATTTTCCGTTACCTCTTATCTCTATAATCTCATATTTAACGCATAAAGTCAAGAAAAAAGACGCACGTAGTTATCGCTCAATGATTTCAAGGCGGGTGTGTCCAAATTGCCACAGGGTTGGCCGACCCGGATGCCCTACCCGATGGCCGGGCGGGGCTTAAAACGCCGCTCAGGGCCTTGGTTTAGGGCGTTTATGCCGAAAAAATGGGGGTATTGAGCTTATCTATGGAGCCTGTAATGCGGGCTCTTGGATATCAAGTACTTGAGTTACGTTCTTTGTAAGCGTGTCGCCACCCCTGACAATAACAAGAGTGAAATTTTGCAGGTTGCTTTGATCCGATTTAAGAAGTGCGCTCTTTACCTCATCCCCTCTGGCCGTAAATTCACCACGCGGGTCCGAATCAATCACGATATCCCCGGCAGCGGCGGTGAGTTCAATCGAGTTTACCGAATTGTCGGCAGCCGGCAGGCGCAAAGCAATAGTATCGCCGCCGCCTAAATCAATATTAAGAGGCTCAGCTACGCCGTCTTTGGTGAGCCGAAAAGGTATTGTGAAATCCGCGCCTTTTCTAATTTCAATAACTTCTTTTTTGCTAGCCATAATATTTTTGCTCCTCTAATCACAGATATCTAGTTCAAAAACTTCATTGCCCGTAACATCCAACTCGATTGGGTCTGGGTCTGCAATTTCCACTTTGATTCTTTTGTTGGGCGCAATATCAATTTCAATTACGGGGTTGGCCATTAGGGAGTATTCCTTTCAATTCATTATAGTAGCGCATGAATCGGTCCACATTCTTTTTATTTTCAAAATCCCCGTTTTTTTCCAATCGAACGCTGCCGCCATTATATGCTGCATAAATTCTGTCAGCTTGAGGGCCGTATTTATTTGCCTTTTGGGCAAGGTGTTTGCAGCCATATTCCAAACCAATTTCCGGGTCAAGCATTGAGCCCGCCCACAGGGCTTTGGCACCGGCGTGGTTGTTGTACTCATAAAATACGCCACCCATTACCTGCATCAGTCCGAAACTCGTTTTTTGCATGATTGTCATGGTGGCATAATCAGTGCCGACCTTTTTGGCCAAAGGCTCAACCGAATGGGTCCAACGGTAGCCCGGCTCATATTTCATTGCGAATGAGTTGCCGCTTGATTCGACCTGCACAACGGACCCCACAAGCTCTGGGTCAAGTAAATATCTTTTGGCAACCTTGGAAATGAGAGCCCAATTTAAGCGCATTGCCCAATCAATCATCGGCCACTTGACCCTTGTATCCTGCCGGCGGCCCGGTCTTTATCAATCCGGTCCTCCATATCATCAATGCCATCGTTTTCGTTTTTGGCATTTGAAGTGAGCCGGTCCATAACCTGTTGGTAAACCTTCTTTTCAATGGCTAATACTTTTTCTTTTTCCTCACGCTCAAGGCGTTTGCGGGCACGCCACGCAAACCACTCTCTAAAAAGCACCAATCCAATAGATATAAGTGAGGTTACAAGGGCAATTATTTCAGTCCACGGCACCGGTGTACGCCCTCCCCGCTGTTGTTAGTTTGAATACTCTACCATTGAGTTTCCATCCCCAACCAAAATTGGGGTTGTTTCGAATCTCATGTAAGGGAGCGTAGCCCGTACCGTAAACCCGTAATCTGATTTCGCCCTCTTGCACAGTCTCACGCTCATCATCATCATCATCAATCCAGTAGGTTTTCATGAGTACTGGCCAATACCCCCGGTCGAATTTCTCAAACCGGTCGCGGCGGGTAAGTTGTTTGAAGGTCGCTGATACATAGGTTTTGTCTTTTGGTATGGCCAGTGAGAGGCGGGGCTCACCCGTCCTAAAATAAATGGTGATAAAGGTGCAATTATCTCTATCGCACGTACCCTTTGGCCCGTAAAACGTGACTTTATCGACGCTTGTAATCGCGCCCTCTTTTTTACGGCAGTACACATAGCCGGGTATCGGAGTGGACCCACAACCGGACATGAATGCGGTGGCGTCCCCCATGCTTGCCGCATTTGCGGTTTTATCAATCATGGCAGGGGTGGAGCAATCAGAGGCTCCCAAACAAGAAAATATTAAAAGTAATTGTAGAAATTTTTTCATATAAAAATCCAAATAAAAAGAGGGGGAAAAGAGATATGTCAGCCCTTTCCCCCCCACCATGTCATCACACAAATAGCAATCTTACATCAAGATTTTTGTTCGTATTGTAATACAGCATTTTTTCATAAAGCCCAATTTTGCTTAGGCCATAAACCGCACCTCTCTTTCGTTTCAAATAAAGATTTGGGTTGTTAATTTTGATTATTGTCTCTGTTTCACTATTCGACAAGAGGCCGATAACCGGCCCCGTGGCAAAATATGCTGGGGTTACATCGGAAAAATCCGGTGCAACAAGCTCAGCCATTGAGGTGGAATAGTGGATTGCAGTCTCAAGTGTAACGTCACTTAAAACGTCTGTCTGACCCGGCGTTGCCACCAAGAAAATCAAACAGAGGAGTGATAGTAAATAGGATTTCATAACAAAATCCCTCCTTTCATCGCGTATTGCGAATGCTTTGAAACTAAACGACCGCGCCAACAAATTGAGCGATGTGGAGTACAAGGGCCAAACCTTTTTCAATTTTTGCCTCAACCTCATCATCTCTTAGGTCGTATTCGATTTTGGCCCAAGCTTTTAGCTCCTCAAGCTCAGTAGTATCCATATCCTTTATTTGAGCCGGAATGGAGCCCGCGCCTTTGATTGCAGGTATCAATTTCATGGCCGGTTTGTAAGCGTATTGCAAATCATCCCAATCCAATTTGCCATCGGCTTTGGATTTGTCATAGGCCATGTGAATGGACATGGCTAAATCCAAACACTCTTTCAGATCCTTAACGGTTAATTTTTGAGTCATTTATTCTTATCCTCTTTTTTAGTTTTCAAAAGTATTTGCCACATTCTGTTTTTTGTGACCTTTACATCATCTTTGACATCTCTTAAATTGCTACCGATTGCCTGCAATGTCACTAAAATTTTTTCATGCTGCACAACCATGGTAACAACCTGATCGGTATTTTTTTCTATTTTGGCCATAGCCATAGCGTGTTTGGCTTGAATCTCATTAAAGAGAAAATACCCACCGGTGCCCAATATAGTTATCAGTCCGACTGCGCCACTCATGGCCTTGGGCTCTTTGAAAAGAGCAATCAGGAGTTTGAACATAAAGGCCCCCTTACTGTTTTACTCCACGCGCTGCCACAAAAATTTTGTGATAGTCGGAAACACAACATTGGTAATCCGGGTAATGGCTGCCTCAGCCGCAATTTCTTGACCCGTGAAAGGTCCAAACTGCCAACGGTATTTGAATTTTGCCCGGTGGCCCAAATTAATATGGCTGCCATTCTGCCTAATTAATGAAACTAGGTCTGAATTTAGAGCAAAACCCGACCACATTACAACATCGGCAATATGGGATTGATCAGCGTCAACTGTACCGCCGCCACTGTCATAGTTTCCAATGAAGAAATTCTGAGCACTTGAACTCACCATGGTGATTGAGCTTACAGTTTCCTCCACCCCATTAACCCAAAGAGAGGCGGTCCCTGCCGAATCGTCATATGTAAATGCAATATGATTTGGCACAAATTCATTGAGCAAAGTTCCATGACTAATTCTTGGCGTACCATTGGTTGCGAAAAAGATAACCCCGGTGGCTGTTGACATGGCCACAGACCAACCCGCACCGGCATTATTAGTTTTAGTAATATAATGCTCTGAATTGGTGGGCGTTATATCAAGTGGGATTACCCAAAATGATCCACTAATAGGAGTAACCTGTGAGGTGTCCCCGTTAATTGGCTCAGAGGATGTATTGGGGATATCCAGTGAATTCGGAAAAGTAAACGGCCCAACCGCAAATTGCTGATTGAGAAACGGCAGAGTAAAGCCATCCGCACCCGATGAGTTGAGTGTTAAATCAGGTGCCGGCCCCTGCCGGTTTTTCAATTGATCAGCCTGAGAGCCCGTAAATGACCCAAGCCAATGGCCAAAGACCTGAGATGCGCCCGGATAAGGTAGCCCCGCCTCACTTGCCGAAATAGAATTTAATGCAACTGAGGTGTACGAGTGATCTGCTCCCTTGGGTACGATACTCATATCAGCATCTATCAAATTACTGACCCATACCAAATCCCCCACATTAAAACCGGTCGTATCGGTAACTGCAAACGTAATCTCATCGGCAGAAAACGTGGCCCCACTTGTGAGGGTTATGTCAGTTGCAGTTGCACACTGATACTGAGGTACACCATTGGAATAAGTACTGAGACACCGGTGCATCACCGTAGTAATTGGCATTTGAGCGGTATAATTCACACTTGAATCAACTTTGAATTGGGTGCCGCTCAAAATTTCTTTTATTTCAAACTCAAGCTCAGTTACAAAAGAGGCTGATGCACTATATGAGCCATCCGTTACCGATGCATTGAGAGTTTTTCCTTTGATTGTCGATTGGGTTAAGTCAATCGTGCCAGAGGTTAGATCAGGATTAAAAATACCAAATCCATCATCATGCTTTATCGTGTGAGCTGATAAAATACTGCCCGTACCGGCGGTATAAGAATTGGCCAACCCGGCAAGCAAATTTACAGTGCCGTGGTTTGCATCAGAGGCGACTGCAATTTGTGCCTTATCAAATGTAGTTGAACTGTGAACGGTAAAGCGGTGCCCCTCTGGCATCAGCCTTTCATACTCAGGTACAGGTACACCCGAATCCCTCATGAAAGTAAGACCGTCAAAATGAATATCGGTTGCTACGGCCCCTGCTACAGTCCAGTTGGTGCATATAGCATATGTTTTTAAAACGTCTGTCGGAGCCCAAGACGTACCGCCCGTAATATCGGGCGTGCGGTCTAGATCAATTTTGATGAGCTGAAAACCTGTGACGGCAGCGTTGCCATCAATATCAGTTGACTCTTGCCACTCTGAAAAGTTGGTGCCCGTATCGTCGGACCCACTTGACGCCCGAAACGCAAACGTCGAAAACGAAGTTATTGTTGGTAAATTAAACCAAATTAAGAGTGTACGATTACCTGCCACACTAATTTGCTCAGTGAGCGAATGTTGAATGCAAGATGAGGTATTTGTACCGCCTGCCTTATTCCAAGAGGTAGAAGAAGTTGATAATTTGGTAACTGCAATTGTGTCAATTACACTGGCATCATTGACGGCTGCAAATCCTGCCTCAAATAAACTGTCAGGATTACTTGCATCAGCAAAGAGCGGTCCCCACGCAATGACTGCCGGGGTAGTTGAGGATGCCAAATCTTCTAAGAGAACTCCCGTAACTTCTATAAATTCTGTGAAAGTTTCGCACGCGCCCTCATCAGGATCATCCACGGCTAACCCGCCAACTACCGACCGCCGGACTTCGCAATTTGCCTCAGCCGTTTCAACCCCGGTTGCGCCGCCACCGCCGCCACCCATTCCGGTTGCAATGTCATTGAAAACGCCGCCGCCATTTTCAGAGAGTTGCATTTTTCCGGTAGTGCCATTCCACCGTAAACGCCCAAGCGTGCCGTATTGCGTTGTTTTATCAATAGTTGAATTGTCATCCCCAAATCGCATGACGTTATCGTCAAATTGCTCAACAGCCTGCGCGATAGGGGCAAGCAAAATTAAAAGTGTTGCGAGTATTGTATTTCTAAATTTGTTTTTCATTTTTTCCCTCTACTTATTTTACTATCCAAAAATTAAAGCGACTGCCTGATTCTGTTGATATTTACTATTCTAATTCTGCCCACATAACTTGCACCGGCCAAAGTGTCACTTATATATTGGACCTGACCCGCAGCGGTAATCGTGAAAGTCACCCCCGATATATCAAAAGAGGTGTTACGCGATACTCGCCAAATATTGTCGTTAGTATTGTGAGTAATTCTAAGCTCCCCGGTCGCTTGGGTATTACCTGAATCTGTGAGCCGCTCTATATCAATAGTTGCAACGGCAGCCTTGTAAATGGCCTTATCAAAAAGGAGGGCCGATATGTTGGCCGGCGCGCCTTGGGAGTTATTGATTACCTGCCCGGCACCTGAGCCCCCATCCCCCAAGATATTAAAAATCGCGGTTTGGAGTTGATCTTGCTGGCCCTTTACCAGCACAATACCCGCGCCCTCAATGACAGTTACCAACTCCTCTTGAACGTCATTTAGCCAGTCATCACTTACCTCAGTGGCCGGAATACTGAGTGAGGGATTGCCCTCTGTGAATAAATTATCAAATGTTGCGCCGGGTGCGTCAATTTTATGCATAGTTTCTATTCCCTCTTAGTAGTCTATAAACGTAACACCGGCATGTGCCGGTTTCAATTTCGTAATCAGACAAATCAACTCATCATCAGCAACCCCATCCGCATCCACATTGAAGTAGTAACGCCAACCGATTTCAGTTAAACGCTCACCCGCCGTGGAGCCTGCCACAAAATGACGATTAAAAAAGTTGGTAAGCCGGTCGCCTGCTCTGGCCCGACCGGCCACAAAGTTAAGATAATTTTCCACTGTAATTGTGAAGCCAAATTGAGCGGCAATGAATTCATAAAAAGTTTTGCTCAGGCCCCGTATGGTTATGAGTTTATTGACAATCTGAGTTCTACGCTCATCCAGTGTGGGAGCAAGCGGTGTACACTCATCGGGGAGTTTCATTATTTCCTCCCACGTTTCAATTGTTTCAGTCGTAGTACGCGGGTCAATTTCCAAACGCATTTGCCTAACGCGGTCGTCTACCCGACACAATTCTTGCGCAGTGCTTTTGAGTTGCTTGTCGAAAGTAGGTTGCTCCCTTGGTTGCCAAAGCCTGCCGGGCGGTAGCAAATTGATGAGGAGCTGTTTGTATTTTTCAATCAGTGCTGGACTGGCCACGTTTCACCCCTCTCTTATGGAAATGCGCTAAAAACCGTAGTACCCAAAGTTACCAAACCCCCGTCATTGAGCGGTCTTACATCATCAGTAAAGTTGAGAACTTTGTGATCATCCTCATCCTTGGCAATTGAAATCGCCTCATTGATTTTTGACAGTAATATTTTGCCATCAAAAATCACATTGAGCCCCACTTTTTCCGGGTCCGATGCGCCCCGCACCTCCCCATCTCTCAAAAGCAAATCCGCTAACTCAGCATTTACCGCAGCCTGCACGGCAGCGGTGTTTGGCTCAAGTTGAATTTCCAAATTCATTTCCAACTCTGAGGGAGCAAATGCAGTGGAGCCCGCCGTGCCTTGAGGCTCATCCAATAAAAGTTGCACCTGTACCTCATCCACTTTTGTGGGGCTTGGGATAATGGAGGCGGGCGCGTTGCCATCCTCAACAAAAGTAACACCCACCGTGCCCTCACCCAAGAAATTGGGCAAGACCCATGCGCGCGTAATACCTGCCACTTTTTTTGCAAAAGTTTCAAAATCAGGCACCGTGCCCCCGCTAGGTGGAAATCCCATCCGGTCTAAAACCCGCTGCCGGTATAGCTCTAAATCCTCCTCATCCTCACCCTCAACCTCAGTGGCCGTTACCTCTGAATCACTTTCAATACCGGGGAGCGCACTTTGCAAACTCACACTGTCCCCTGTATCTATATTGGCATCCGCACCCTCAAAGCCATCTCTTGCGACAATGGTTGCCGGCACGGTAGCTGCGGCGGGCACTATAACATCCGCTTTTACTTCATACTCAGTGCCATCAGACCTGACATAAATAGTATCAACTAGGAGGGTGGCCCCCGTGGTGCCCACAACATCAATTGTCAATTCAGCTTTTTGGGCGGCTTTTCTTGGGGTAGTAAACAAACCACCCCACCGAATTACTGTTGGCTCATCACCGGTGTCAGGGAAAAATTTTCTTAAAATAGCAAAAGCAATATGGCCGTGCAGCGTGTGGCTTGCCCCACCAAAGGCGGCTGCGAATACAGCCAAAAAAGACCGGCGGATAATCGTTTGCAAAGTGAGGCCAGATTTGAAATCCCCCTCAATTCGCTTAATAATTTGTTTTAAGGTCGGTCTTGTAAATGCCATATTATTCCCTCATATCCTTACCCAATTGACTCATCAAGTGTCAGCTTAAGCCTTTGGCCATCCCAAGCAAACTTAAATGGGATGTTATCGCCATTAGGCTTAAAAATTTTCACCGTGCCATTAACCCTATTACTTTGCGTTCGGGCGGCAGTTACCACAACTTTTGCAGCTAACCCATCATCCAATGCCCACTCAAAGGCGTCACGTAAAACAGTTTCAAGTTCTACCGCTGTATTGGTACTCACTTTTCCAATCAATTCGAGCCGGTGTAATTTGGAGCCGATTTGATCATTGATTGGCTCTGACTGCAAATCAGCCCACCAACCTTTTTGACCCTCTTGGCCACGGGGTAACTCCTCTAGGCTCAATCGGCGGTCTGAAAAAACAGAGATAAGCGCGGCAGTTTCCAAACCGTTATCGGCTTTTAGATCCCCGTTTTCAATAACCAAATCGGGGCAGCCCGTACCTACATCAAAAAAACCCACGTCTTGACCGCTCATAAAATTTGCTCCCTTTTAATCATGTTGCCACGTTTACCTTGCTTGAGGCAATAACTGATGTATTCGGTACAAAAGGAGTATCAGGTGGAGCCGGGGTACTCACCGGCCCGACCGGCGCAGTCGGATGATTATGTAGATTGTAAGTAACTATGTGGCTTGTGACTTTTGTTTCAACTGCCGCAATGCGCGCCTCCACCCGGCTTGCAATCGCCGCAAATTCAGTGAGTGGATCATCCCCCAAAAGCAACTTGCCCACTGATTTATGTACAATTTCACCACTAGGTTTCATTAAAACTTTTGCATCACTAGTCGAGTGGGATATTTCAACAGTGCCATCGGGTAGGGTTTTTACAATCGCCACCGGTTTAGTGCCGTCACTCGAATGGATTGCTGATCCACCTTTGGGCAAACCCTTTAAGCGGCTCTGCCGATGACTTACTGACACCACAATCAAATGATCACGATTACCCCCGACTGCAACCACAACTGCCTCAGCATTATCAGGTGGGTTACTCGTAAAACCAAAATTTTGAAAACGCTCAACATCGGTGCGCGATTCACCGGCCAACATGTTGAGTTTCATGACCTGCATTCCCTCAGAATCTTTTACTGATTCAATCACCGCGCGCGTGATGATGCCATATACCCGGTTTCTGAGGGGTGTCATCATTTGGCGAATCGTATTCTTAACCATTTCCATGGTGATAAATTGAGCCGGCATTATTTAGTAAACCCCGCTCCTAATGAATCAAAAATATTATCTTTTTTATTTTTATTTTTTTCCGGCTCTGGATTGTAGGCATTTGGATCAACCAAAGTCATGGTTGTGGTTTTTCCGGTTTTAGCTGCATCCGAATGATTCACACGTGTAATGAGCAAATCACGGTTAAGCCCCAAAAAACTTGAGGTAAAAGTGGTGACCTGATTAATCCCCCAAAGGCTGCCATCCTCTTGGGTCCAATTTTGAACGGTTACCTCAACTCTCAAAGCTTGGGCCAGTCTTGAACTTGCCTCCCATTCGGCCCGCGTTTTAGAGCGCGTGGTATCTGAATTTCCCTCAGCAATCATGATAAAGGGCCGGTGCCGGGTAATGCCCCGATCAAACGCCTTGCCCTCAGCCTGAGCCACTTTTTCACCAAAGAAACTTTCAATGCCTGAGCTTTGACCCTTTACAATATATTCACTATGCCTTTTAGAATCATCGTACTTTGCATTGGCTCCCAAAATATTTATGCCTTGCTCAATGCTTGAAAAAGAGCGCGCCCGTGAGGCTCTAGTTAATCTGATGTTTCCCTCACGTGTGCTGATAAAAAATAATCCCTGTGCTCTGGCCGCCCGGTCCAACGCCTCAAAAATTGTTTCACCGGGTTTGACTGCAAATTTATCAATAATTTTTGGGATGATAGATTCAAAAACTTTGAGGCCAAAGGGTTTGACTAACTCTCTTGCCAGATTTGTAAGGGTAATATTTTTGTATTCGCACGGGCCGGTGTGCATTGAATCAACTAAATCACCGGACTTGGATCTGCCGGCAATCGTAAAGCCCCGCCGCTCATCAGTGTAAACCGGCTCAAGCGTTTCGATATTACCGGTAATAACCTCCTCACCGTTAATACTTACCTTAACGGGTACACCGGGTTTCAAAGGCCAGTCTTGGGCCAATCCTTCAAACTTATCAAAAAGGCCAACTGAGAAATCATTGGCAATTGATTCTAAATTTTTAGTAACTGAAACAATTTCCCACCCGTCAAATGTTTGGGAGCCAATAGAGAGGGTTACCTCTTCTTTTTGTTGCCTGCCTCTTTTGGTGGGTATGCGTTGGTTTGCCACTCATCACCCCGCACTAACCTGTATTGTGTCGCCACCCGGTACAAAGCCGGGGTGCTCAATATCGTTTTGCTCTACAATCTCATTCTCTTTATCCAAATCCTCAAAATTGTCATGAGCAAGTACTATTGCAGGGATTGTTTTTTTCACTTCAATAGTTACCAACTCAGTGGTGCCCGTGCGGGGGATGGCTCTGGTAAGTGAGGTTTGCAAATCTTTGATTGCCTGAAACAAGTCATCATCACCGGCGGCGTCAAGTTGTAGATCCAATCCCTTTACAATATCGTCACGGCTTTTTAGAGCGGCAGCGGTTGAGGCAAAATCCACGTCAACTGCCGATAATGCCTGATTGGATAAAACCAATTCTTTTGCCAAATTGAAAATTGCAGTTTGATTTGCTTGCTCTGTCAGGCGTGAGGGAGTGGTGCCCACAACTGGCACAAAAGCCGGGTCATCCCCCAGCGTTCTAAAGTTTCCAAAGATCCGCTCAGTAGTTTCAGGGTCATCAGCAAACTCATCCAAGAGTAAATCAAACGCATCTTGTAACCGTTGGGCAAGCTCATCGGGGGCATTGAGCAAATCATCCAAATCAGCTTTTAAGTTACTTATCGCAAACGTAAAATTGGTAACCGGCCCGGTGACTTGATTGACTGCGTTTTCAGCAAAATCAGTAACGGCGGTAACTTTATCTGATGCACTTTCAACAACAAACGCTGCCTGATTGGCCACAGAAAAAGCCGTTTCAAAAAATCCTCTTGAATTATCTTTTAATGAGCCCGCATCAGTAGCCGCTTGGTTTAGATCATCGGCAACTTGCACCGGAAATTTGGCTTGCCCGGCCAATGTGAAATCCACAATAAAGCGGGCCATGCGGCCCTCATCATCAGTTTCAGTTAAAGTAAAATCGCCTGCTTGTACTCGTAGAGTGCCCCGGTAAGGGTGGACTAATTCACCCGGCCCCTCAGTTTCCAATGCCTCCTCAAGCGCATCTCTTTGAGCAAAATAATCATCACCAATAACCAACAAATCAAGTGTGAATCTTTTTAGCCTTTTACCCAAATCCTCAGAGTTTCCAATATCGCGTTTTGCAAACTCACGATCTTGCTTACGCCGGCCACCCTCTACTTTGGAGCGCACAGTTTTGAACGGTACACCCCTGAAAGTGCCCTCTCTGAAATTATCGCGCCAATCAGCCATTATTGAAGTGCCCCCGCAAACCCAAGATCAAGGCCAATTGGCCCCTCACTTTCAGCTTTAATGTTAGTCCCCGCCGGTATGTTACTAAAATTCACCCCAATTTTGCCCTTTATACTATCAGCAATATCACCGCCTGCCCGGCGTCCTGCACCGCTTGCCTCTCGCCGCGCACCTTTTTCTTTTCCAAAAAGTTTATCAGCTACAAAAGTAGGTAATGTATCTCTCAATACATTTTTAACAGCATCCAGCCCACTAAACGATGCAATCACCAATCTCACCAAAGTGATCATTTGCCCAAGAGGGGTAAACATTAGAAATATAAATTTCAAAAATTTCCCGAATGGATTTTCATTAAAAAAATCTTTTATATTTTGCCATTGCTTAAATAAAATTACCCCAACTGCAACTAATGCCCCAATAGCCAAACCAATCACTAAAAATTTAATAGCAAGTGGTATCAGCGCAATGCCCAAAATCCCCGCCCCTGTAATCAATCCGGGTAAGATAATTAGAAAAAATCCAAAGGCAGTAAGCACGGGGGCCATCACTGCCGCTAAAAGTGCGAACGTCAAAACTAACGCCCGAATCGTGGGGTTGTCTGCCAAAAATTTGAAAATACTTTTTAAGATATCCCCAAAAAATCTTACAACCGGGGCAAGGTCACTCCCTATTAATCTGAGTAACCGGGTAAACGTATTCATTAAAGTTGTAATTTCAGAGCCCAATGAATCAATTTGGATTGCAAATTCTTTTTGCAAGGCCACGTTATCCTTAAATGCCCTAGTGGCCCGGTCCATATTTATGGCCAGTACTTTGGGATTTTTGGCAAGCGTACCCAGCACGTCATTAATTCGAACGCCCTGCAACCCCATGAATTCAAGTACCTTGATCATGTTGCCGCCGCCTTTTTCAACTTTGTTGAGCCCCTCAACAAATTTTTGAAATACTTTTGCAGCATCTTGCTCAAATTGTACTTTTAATTGCTTAACTGAAATGCCTGTAAGCTTGGATAATAGTAAAGCGGCGTCCCCACCTTTTCGAATAGACTGATCAATGGCATCAAAGGAGCGGCCAACTACTGAGCCCGATGATTCAGCGTTTTTGCCCAATGCTTTTAGGGCGGTTGAGATACCCAGCACTTTATCACTGGCAACATCAAAGCGGCCAATCTGACCCGCAACCCGAACGGCCACAGCTAAGATTTCACGCTCCCCGGCGGCTGCATTATTTCCAAGCTCCACAAGGGCTGAGGAAAATCGCTCTACTTTTCCAATGCCATCCCCCGTAACAGTCAAGATTCGGGCAATGGATTTGGCACCCTCCTCACCGGCCACGTCACTGGCCCGGCCCAATTTGGCCATAGTAATAGCAAATTTTTCTAAATTGGCAGTACCCTTGACACCCAATTGGCCGCCGGCTTTGGCAAGGTCCAACATTTCTTTTGTGGAAACGGGTATCTTGGTTGAGAGCCGATCAAAAACATCACCCATCTTTGCAACTTGATTGCGTGATAACCCCGTGGTTTTTTCCACGCCACGCAACCCTTGCTGGTATTCGGCAAACATTTTTACGCCGGCACCGGTGGCGGCGATTACTGGCAGGGTTACACCAATAGTCATGATACTGCCGAAACGGCGTAAACCCTGCCCTATTTTTAATAGGTTTGCCCGCATCCGTTTGGTTTGGGCATTAAATATTTGAGCGGCACGTGAGCCGCGCCGAATTGATCTGGTAAGCTTTGGAAATTTTCTTTGGACCCGATCAATGACATTTGACATTCTGTCAATTGCCCTGAGTTTTAGTCCTAAAGTTCTATCTCTTGCCATTTACCCGCCCTTGTATACTCTTAGCTCTATCATACCACTCAACAACTTCTTTTTCGTCAAGATCGTAAAGCTCCCAGCGCGGCCAATGGAATGTGAAACCAATTAGAGCTAGGCAGTCCTCCCAGTCTCTTGGCCACCGTCCAAAAAATCACCAATTACCTCTGAAACCTGTAAGCAATCCGCTGCATCCAACTCATCGAAAAATGCAGTAGTGTAGCCGGAAACCTTGCCCGCAATTTTGAAAATATCAGTCATGCCCACGTCTTTGGTGAGCCCTTTGATATGTTTTCCTTTTGGGCGTTTCAACTCAATGTGAGTAAGGTCAGTGCCCTCCTCAGCAAAAGCCTTTACATCATTTGGATATAGTAACTCGATTGTTACCGCGCCCGTAGTCGGGTCAGTGTATGGATATTTTTTTTCTGAATTTTCGCTTGTAGACGTGTCGTCTTTTTGATTTGTCATTTGGTTGGCTCCCTCCCAAATTCGATTTGTTTTTGTTACTTACTACCTGATTTCTCTTGCAGTAATCCCTTCATATCTGACTTGAATTTCACCCTCAGAACTGGTTACATCGCCATCGGCTGCGTAAAAAGCTTCACGCCACTGATAAACTTTTCCATTGGCAACTTCAAGTGTAACTGTTGCGTCCTTGATTGCCTGAAAAGCCTCAAGATCCAACTCATCCGAATCAGTGATTGACCCCTCAACAAATACAGCGGTGGGGACTTCTTTGTACCCATGCACACCGTCTTGCCCAACAACACTTTCGCGTTTGACTGGATTAATGTTGTAAGTGAATTCACCTTTGGCTTGAAAAAGCTCCCCATTGACCTTAAAGAAAAGGATACCACCAACTCTGCGTTCCATAACTTACATCCTCCTCTTAGAGTAAAAATCCAATTTGTACGCCAACCACTCTCAACTGATTAACGAGATCAGGCGATAACAAGAAATCCAATTGAGTTACCGATTGGCTGTTACGCACAACAATCAAATCACGTTTGAACTGTGCAAGACCCTCAACCAAACCAAGCTCCTGCCAAAGTTCAAAGCGGCCAACTGCCTCAGCTTTTCCAACTTTGGGGGTAATAATGGGCTGCCCCGGCGCGAATTTCACCCCATCGTCAGCTAATTTGTGGCGCGGGTAGCGCGTAGACATGAGTACTCTGAAATCAAACCGAATAAAACTCAAAGTGAGTTTTGGGTTTAGATCAGCCAAAGCCTCATCGGGGGCTGCAAATTCATTTTCAATCCGGGTTGTGCGCAATCGCTCAATCCGAACGCTGCCACCCGAATCAACATTGTAGGTGGAGCTGCCCGCGTTCAAAATCAAGTTACGCTCAGTCAGATCGAAAAGCTCAGCATCTTTTGGAGCCAAAACCTGACTAAGAGGCAAAGTCTGAAAAGGTCTTGCCGGGTCAACTTGAGCATTGGCCGCAACCTGAGCTGCGATGTTGGCTGCCCACTCCCACTGAGGCGTGGGACCGGTAATATTCATAACCGTTTCTTGCTCACTATTTCGGCCATCCAAGAATGTGGAGTGAGTAGCAAAATCCTCTTTTCGGCAAACGAAAAGGTGCCCGTCAATTTGCCTGAGCGGCTGCCACCGATCATCTAGCTCATTTTTCATGAGGAGCAAATTGGCTGCATCCGAATAGGGCATAACAATAACATCAAATTGGGTTTCACCCATTGCCGCAATGACGCTTGCAATGGAGGGGCTGCCCGATCCGCCACTCATGGCGACAATCGCGCTGGTAATACCCTCTGGCAACTCCTCACCGTCAAAAAAGTTTTCCCTGATATCAATATCATTGGAGGGCGTACCGCCATTTCGGGCCGTGATATCCATTAAATCCGAATTGCCGCCATTGATGGCAACCGTAATCTGCCGGTCCTCATCGGCAGTAATTTCGGTTACCAAGTTGGAAATAACATCAGCCTCATCATCAGCATCCAATACGGGCACGCGGTATCGTTTGCCGGCAAGCATAAGGCTCAAAGTGCCATCAGCGGTTGGGGGGGTTAAAATTTCATAAGAGCCGGCGGCTTTAACAGCCCCGCCATCGTCAAGGGCAATCGTGTTTACTTCATTGAGCCCTTTGTTTTGGCCGATAAACGATTTGGCTATGTGAAAAAGTTGTGAGCCCTTGCCGTAAAATTGGCGGGCTTGTGAATCACTTGTAATTTTATCAATCTGGCCGGCGGCTTTGGTGCCATCAGCGAGCTTTTGCCCGATCAAAAGAGCGTTATAAAATTTAATCGCAACGCCCTGTTGCGCTTTGGAAGTGTCAAATTCAGAGATGACACCTGGGACTTTGAAACCAATAGGGATTTGTAAAAATGCGATGCCAGCCATTATTTATTCCCACCCTTTTTTGCCTGCGCTTTGGCTTTTTCATAAGCAGCCTTGTCGGCTGCCAATTTTACGGCTGCGCGTTTCGCACCCTCAGCCCTTTTTTCATTTTCAGCCTTTACTAATTTTTGATGGCCAACCGAAACCGTGGGCGTACTCTGGGCAACTCTTTGTATATCTTTATCACGCTCACGCCGTCCCCAAAATTTGTCTTTAGGAGCATTGAAACAATCACCCACAGTCGTTAATCTTTTGGTCAGTGGGTTTAGAAAGGGTCTTAAAACTTCTACCTTACTCGAATGTTTCTCAGTCTTTGTCATGATAAAATCTTACCTCTAGGTTTGATCCAAAGCAATAGTATCTTTGGCCTCACGTGTATTATCATCATCACTAATATTCCAGTCAACATTAGCTTTTTCAAAATTATCAATTCGGTCAAGTTGTTGCTCAATACTGCGCGGCGCATGAGTGTAATAAGTGACGCTGTAAGTTAATCTCGATGAGCCAATGGGTTGGGCACCGGTGCCGCTAAATTCCATTTCAGTATTGGTTAAAATTGAATCGTCGGCAGTACCTTGCAGCGTTTCATCTTTGTGCATGATGCGCTCAACTTGCTCTGATAAATCATCCAGTATATCCTCCAAAGAATCCTCATCCTCTGGCTCATTGCCATCCTCATCCACTTCTGGCCCGGCTGCATAAATTTCAATGGCCAAATCTAAGCCGCGTTCAAGCTCACGGGGAGCCTCAGCATATTTGGCCGCACTCTCTGACCTTGGATAAATTAAAATTACAGGTAATTGCTTTTCATTGGGGGGCACTGAGGCGTTTGGAAATACACGTTTGCCGGCGGCTGTATTGTTTTTTAAGAGTTCGGCCACCTTTTTGCGAATGAGTTTTCGCATTTTGGCTGCATCTCTTTTTGGCCCGGCATTGTCTTGGATCATGCGGCACCCACTCTATGCATAAACAGCACTACACTTACCCCCGGCACGCCGTCTTCAAGTGGGTTTTCGACCCGGTATTTTACTTGTTTGATAATCACTGTATCGCCTTTTTCGGGCTCAAAGGGGATATCACTCAGTTGTATTCCAAGAGTAAAAGCATTTGAGGAAACGGGCCGCTCAGTATCCGGGTCTACTTCTTGGGCTCTGTCATCAAAGACCGCTTTGAAATTAAACTCACCGCCCTTTTTAGGCTTATAAGTAACAGGAGTGCCTAGTGCTTTTTTAATTCTGCGAAAGGCAGTTTTTGCAAGCTTGTCAAAATCAAATGGAGGCATCAGTTACCCCCTCCCCGCTATACGGGCGTGAGCCTTACCTCAACCGTAAGTACACCGTTGCCGGCTGCCTTGGCGATTGTGGCCACATTATCCAACGTGGATGTTGCGTTTTGCATTTCTGTGTTGCCGTTATTCCAATTGACTTTATTGCCGGCAACCATTACATCAGCCGCCAATTTTGGCAGAGTGAAAACCCCTTTGACTTTCAGGGCAACTTTTTTGCCCGTAAGTGCGGTAGCCGTTGCAACCCCAAAAAGGGAAGTGCCAACCAAAACACCCTCACCACTTACTACATCAGAGGGGGCATCCACATCAATTGAGTCACCCGACTGCAAGAAATTTTTCATTTTGCTCTCCTATAAAATCAGTTTCTAAAATTATGCCCCGGCGTTTTTGAACAGCCCACGGAAATCAATCGCCTTTGCACCAATATCGTGCATGACTTTGATCTGCATTCCGTTTACTTCAAATCCATCTCTGGACTGAATCTGAGGGCCATCAGTCCCCTCAAGCCGTGCAAGCTCAATCATATCAACCTGACCCTTATCAGCCATCAAAAACCATGACGTGAGTGAGCCATCGCCGCCCGTTTCAAGGCGGGGCTCAACATCAAGCCTAAGTGGGGTCCGGCCCGCACTTGAGAAAGGCGAAACATTGGTAGAACTGTCAGGTACAATAGACGCAATCAATTTTTCCGCAGCAGTTTCGTGCTCAGGCGGGACATAAAGCCAAACAGGAGTCAGAGAAATCTCAGCCCCGTCAAGTCCGACCTGCCTACGCATCAATTTGCGGCCCTCACTCAATCCAGTTTCAGAAGGAGCTGCCGGTGCCGTTGAAAGGTTGCCATGCTGAGCACTGTAAAGTGCAAAAGTATCGGCCAAAGCCGCATTGGCTTTTATGATATCCCAAACCGTATCCGATTCAAGATCAGCCGCCCGCCGGCCCATTCGCTCTGGGATGCGGGTAAAGGCCCCAAGGTCATCATTGATGATGACTTTTCGAGAAATCGCAATAATTTTTGCAAACTCCTCAACCTGATATTTTTCAGCCGCCTCAGAAATGGTGCCGTGCTTAACTTCGGACCCTTCTTCAAGCTTTTCAAGCTTGGGTGCATCACCCAAGTTGGTGCGCGAAATTTCTTTGAAATCCGCAACAAAAACTTCATTGGTGAAAGGTCCCCACGTTTTTGGGGCCGCAAGGTATCCGCCGCGCAAAGTCTTGTTTGCAACGTTGGCAAGAATTTCAGGGAAATCACTGATCGAATGCAGGCCCCGGACCTGATCATTATTGAGAGCGATATCCGCAATCCGATGTTTCGGGTACATTCCGGTTGTATGGCCACCAAGCTCAAGGCAACTGCGGGCCATATCAATCAGAGAAAAATATGCATAAGACCGGGCAGCATCATTCAACTCATATCCCGGCAGAGTCATTTTTTGGCCCGATTCGTTTCGGGTATCAACAGCCTTTGGCCGGAAACGGTGAAGGAGTGCGCTTGTCATTCCCTCAACCCGACCTTTTCTTGCAAGGTCTTCACCAACGCTGATGTTTGTCGCGCGGGTTTCGTTTTCGGGTTTCGCATCTTTTGCGGCAAGCGCATCAATTACGAGCGTACGAACTTCATCAAGAGTTTTTTCCTCTTTGATGTAGGTGTCAGCCAATTCTGCTTTGACACCCGACTTTTTAACAATAGACCGGATTTCTAACTGACGCTTGTTTTCGTTGCTTGCGCCCTCTTTTGCACCCTCTTTAATACCTTCATTGCGTGCAGCCAGTTTAATTTTTGCGATTTCTTCAGGGGTCATTGTTTCATTTCCTCCGGTAGTAGTGGAATCAGTTTCCCTTACATTTTCAGGATTGGCAAGGGTTTCATTTTCATTTTTTGTTTTTTCAGCAGGTGGCTGTGCGTTACGGGTTGCATCCGGTGCAGGCGGATCAGTTTTCACGGGCGTTTTTGCGGGCGTTTCAGCGGGTTTTTCCGTTGTATTTTTTCCGGCGTCTAAATTTCGAGTGCCCGCAGCCGGGTCATCCCCTTCATTTTCTTTTTCAGGATCAAAGAAAACGCACTCAGTCAAGTTTTGCTCTTGACTCCGAATAAAAGCATCCCCATCGGCACCGGCAGGGACCGGCGAAATTTCAGAGGGCTCCCAATCGGTAGCCCGAAAAATTGGAATGCCATTGTCCTCACCTACTTTTTCAAAACGAAAAGTGGTGTAACCAAAAGAAATATTTCGAATGATGCCATCTTCAATATCCTGAAAAACAGGCGTAACATCATCACGTTTTGAAAATCTTAATTTTGCACGTCCCTCTACACCGGGGATTAATTTGGCACTTTCAACTACTCCCAGCACAGAGCCCAAACCCTGCCCCCGATGCCCAAGACCGTGAGTGTCCAAAACAGGCGCACGGCCACTTTCGAGCCGACCCATTCTCACATTATCTTTTTCTAGACCCAGCTCCTCAAAAAACGTTTCAAAAAATCCACGTCTTAAAACGCGGGCACCTTTTGTGAAAATAACATCAACAGTGCGGTCTTTTTTATTAATTGTTTTAGGCAGGACTGCTGCCACGCGGGTCATTGCCGGCAGGCTAATTTTTCGAGTTTTCATAAAGTCTTTATCCCCATGCTCAACTCATCTCTCATTTACAGGACTTTTGCAAAAAAATTTTACTCATGATTTTTGCGGCGTCGAATCATTCTTGTCATCATCATCGTCGTCGTCGTCGTCGTCGTCATTATGATCTGAATTCGCATTGCCTACATTATTGACCTTACGGGGGTCAGTGTCCAGAACGATTTCATTATCATCCAACGTTTTATCATCCGCCATTTTTTCTTCATAAAAGGTATCAGGGTCAAAACCCAACTCCCTTAACGCCTGACTTTGAGTTTTGAAACCACTGCGCACGGCTGTTTTAAGAGCCTGTGTTTCTTTTACCGGATCAATCATCTCACGCCGGGGTGGAGTATGAACAGCGCGCATGTCTTTTGTACTTTCACCCATTAATTCAATAGCATTGGTAAACCAAGTAAAAGTAGGCCGCATCATTTGAGCAATCATAATATTGTTAGCCCAAGTCACCACATTGCGGTGCATTTCAAGCCAACCCATTCGGCCACTAGAAAAGTTTACTTTGGCTAAATTGCCCGTCATTGATTCATAAGTAATGCCCAAACCGGCGGCAATAGAATGTAAAATAACAGAAGTATATTCCCCATAATTTGAAACAGAGGGCGGCTTTGCAAGAGTAATAGTTTTACCGGGTGGGAGCATATCAATCCGGCCCGGCTCCATTTTCTCACCAAATTCTACTTCTTGCTGTACCTCCTCATCCTCACTAAGACCCTCAAGATCATGCACAAAAGCAGTAAACATGGCCGTGCATTGCTGTTGTTTTAGCTGGGCATCCTCATATAAATCAAAATCACGCAATCTCAATATAATGTTGGCAAGCCATGACATACCCCGAATCTGGCCGGGCCGGTCCATTCTATAAAGATGCAAAATCTCATTAGCCGGCACGCGGATAGTGGTAAAGCGCGATGCAAATACCAAATCATTACTGCCCGGATGAGACATAAACAGGTGATACGCCACCTTTTTGCCTTGCCGATCTATTTCTACGCCCTGAATAACTTGGTTGCCATTGGGCAAAATACCTGAACGGCGGTCCACCGATAGAAAATCTGATTCTAAAACCTGCAATTGAATCGGAGGTATTTCAGTCGGTTTTCCATTAGCCCCGGTTACCGTGCGCCGGCCAACCCGCCGCCGCCTGATCAATACCTCACCACTCTCAACCACGGCCCGCATTGCCAACCGCTGCAATCCGGCCAATGTGTGAACGCCCTCAAAATCGCAAGCCGTGGTTTCAGCCCACGTTTTCCAAATATTATTTAGCTTTTTTTCACGGGTGCTTTTTTCAGACCGCGTATCCACTTTGATTTCAGTGGGGATGCCCTTGCCCACCACATTATTTGTAATGACCTGTACAGCACGGGCGGCATAAGGATTGTTTCTCACCAAATCACGGGCACGGTCCCTTACTCTGGGTAGAGCCGTTGCGATTTCAGCATTAGCCGACTGGTTGTTGGTATTCCACCCATCGGTGCGCCTGCCTGCATCGGCACCCTCATATTTCCGGGTTGAGAGCCACTTATCGTAAGTCCGAGCTTTGCGCCTTTTGATCAGCGCGGTGGGCGAGAAAAATCCAACTGTCCGATCAAACCAATTTAATTTGATTTCAATTTTTTCAGCCACTAACAAGTCCCCTTACGTGCTCTGCAAAGAATGGCACTCGACCTTTTTACAAGACCCAGACTGCGCCTCATCATCTCACGCAACTCTCTCATTTCAGCCAAAGAGGTATAAGTGACAGTGCGGTCATTATACTCAACTTTTCTTACCGATTGAGCCATTGCCTCCTCAAGCGCATCCAAATCCTCTTGGGTCCAACTTGCCATTTTTTGTTTTACCCCTCTTACGTGAAACTCGATTTACGCCGCTTTATTGTCACTTTTTGCTTTTTCTTTTTCGAGTTTTGCATGTTTTTATCGGTTTGTCCTTCATAAATTATTCCAACATCAGTCTCAAGAGCGGCCCATTTAGTTTCTTTGAATCGGTCCATACCATAAAAGGCTGCCGCAGCACGTGCGTAATTTCGGCAATCGAGTTGCTCATTGCGGCCATCGGCCACCCATTCATATTTTTTCTTGCCCTTTACCCATTTAGTTTCCAATGTTTCCGAAGTCAACCGTTTGAAATGCTCCTCACCATATTGAGGAAAATGACAATAGCCGTAAGGCTCTTGCTCCCCCTCATCAGGGGGCTCTTGCTTAAGCCAACCATAAAGCTCATCTTTTAATCCTGACACTCCCACCGTAAAAAGTTTGGTAGCGTTTTTAATCCGCCGGCGGCCCTTTTTGATATCCACTAAAGTGCCCGCATTCAAAGTTACACTTTGGGTATCCTTGCCTTTAACAGCAATAACTTTATTAATTGAATACTGCCTGACCCAACTGTAAACGGTTTGCGTCCGGTAACCCGAATCAACAGCCATGCGCTTGATTTCCAGATCCACGCCCTTTTCATTAGTCCAAACCTCAGCCAATAAAAAATCAAGTTGCTGCCACGATTCTGAATCTAAAGAGGCGGTGTCCCCCTCAAAAATTCGGTAATCAATCGACCAAGACCGCTTGCTACGGCCCCACCCCACTATTTCCACCTCAATGCGGTCAGCTTGTACATCCACCCCGGCAGTCAAAAAACAAACGTTTTTAGGTACAGTGTTGGTTTCATACAACTCACGGCGTTTGTAAATTTTCTCCCACTCAGGGGCCTCCCCTTTATCTTTCCACGATTCACCCAGTGTGGCGTTGATAAAGGTTTTTAGCTTTTCAACATTGCGGGGATTGTGAGCATCCAACCATGCCTGCACGCACTCCTCCCAAGAGAGCCAACCCACCGGGGAGTAAAGGCCACTGAGATGATATCCGGTGATTTTTTTACTTTTAGACTCACTAGTGGCGCGCCACTCCCCTTTGGCCAACATTTTTGTTTTTTGCCAGTTTTGGATTTTATAGGCGCACTCCTCACATTCATACCGGGCGGTTTCTGGGTCATCATCCTCCCACTTAATTTGCTGCCATTGGAGCCACTGCATGTGATCACAACTTGGGCAAGGCACAAAATATCGCTTTTGCTCAGTCTTATTATAAAGAGCCTCAATCTTGGATCGGCCCTCAACCGTGGGAGTGGACACATAATAGATTTTTCGTTTAGCCGAAAAGGTATCAGTCCTCTTTTTGGCAAGATCAAGCGGGTCACCCTCCCCCTCTACATCACCGGGGTAAAGGTCAACCTCATCTAGCATTAAATTTCTAATTGGGAGGGACCGCAACCCGGCAGCAGAATTGGCCCCCGTCAAAACAATGGTGCCCCCCGGAAAATCTTTTTGGGTCATGGTATTGCCTGAATCGCGCGATCTTGGATCTTTTACTTTTTCGCTGAGCCGTTCACTTGAATCAATGAGAGGCTGCAATCTGATTTTTGAGGTTTTCTTTGCATCCTCAGTCCGGGGCATGACTGAAAGGGTTGGCCCCGGCGCATGATCAATGATGTAGCCGATCCAATTATTACCGCACTCAGTACCGCCAACCTGAGCCCCTTT